ATTTGTAACCAGCGAAGACGGCGCATTATCGAACCGCATGGTAGAAGACGTGTTACAGCGTCAGCAAGTAGGCGCAGCGTTTAAGTTGTACACTGATAAAGGTACAACCGAAGCACTTAGCCGCAGCATTGCTATGGATGCTGTGCTGCTTAGCGCAACGCTTAACATCAACCCAGATGATGCCCAGATGGTAGAAATCACTTTCCGTCCTACTGGCGCACCTACATTCGACTTCTCTACCACTGCTTGATAACTAATGGCATCCGCTGTAATCAGGGCAATAGACCGGTTAAAGAAAGCTGCTAATTTAGTGCCCGTCAAAAAAACGGTTGTACTAACTGATGGCGCTGAGTTTGTGTTCTACCGTTCACCATTAACAATGGCTGAACGCGAACGGGCACAAAAGGATGCTGCATCCGATGATGTAAATGCTTTTGCGTTGCAATTGCTAGTACAAAAAGCAACAGATGAAAACGGCCAGCGGATATTTGCTGCTGGTGAAATTGCCGAGTTGAAAAACGAGGTGCGCGATGCTGATCTGCAATCACTGATGCTTGCTGTTATCAGCGAGGATATCAAGGAAGAGGTTGATACAAAAAAATAAAGGCGGAGCTTAAAAAGGATAACCTGCTTAGGCTCCAGCTTGGTGTAGCAAAGGAATTAGGCTATACGTTAGCTAAATTGAATTCAGAGCTGACTATGGAAGAATTGCTTCTGTGGTCAGCTTATTTTGAATTGTGCAATGATGAGCAAGAAGTTGCGATGCGACGGCGACGCTAGAATGGCCTTAGTAGTAGGTGGCTAGCTGTGTCGGTTGTTGCTAATGTTGCCATTAATGTTGACGCCAGTAAGGCGACAGAGCAACTTAGGCAATTTCAACGGCAGACACAAACTGCGGCCCGTGCGGTCGAAAATATTAAAGTTGATGCCTTAAACCAAGCATTAAATACATTGCCGGGAGGCCTTGGCGTTGCAGTCAATGGTATTAATGGATTTGTACGCAAAATAAATGAAGCAGGTGCCGCAAGTAAGGCTGCAACTGCTGAAATCGTTGCATTGCAAACCGCGTTAGCAAGCAAAAAGCTACAACTTGCTGGCCGTGGCGGCATTGGTGGCGAAGCAATAAAGGCTGAGATTAAGCAGATTGAGTCATCACTGGCTAGCCTTCAAGGTGCCGCCAAGGGCGTATCACCTGCATTACTGGTGGCAGGCGGTGGCGTTATAGCGCTTACTGCTGGCTTGGTTGCCATGGCTGGCGCATCGCTTAAGTTTTCAAATGAAATAGACAGAAACCGTCAACAATTAACGTTATTTACAAAAAATGTAGAAGCAACTAATGCAATTATTGCAGACCTAAAAACTACCGCAGATGCTACAAGTCTTGGCTTGCCAGGTTTGCTAGCAGCCACCAAAACACTTGCAGCTTATGGCGTATCAGCAAAGAATGCAGGCACAGCCACTAAATTATTAGGTGATTTAGCATTAGGGGATAATGAAAAATTACAACGATTTGCTGTTAATTTAGGCCAAATAAGCAGTATCGGCAGGGCCTATACGGTTGATTTAAAACAGTTTGCAATGGCTGGTATCCCTATATTTGAAGCGTTAGCAAAGGTAATGGGCACTAGCACTGCTGAGGTGTTGCGGTTAGCAGAGCAAGGCAAAGTAACTTATCCAATTGTTATTAAAGCAATTAATGAATTAACAAAAGAAGGCGCATCATTCTTTAATGGCGCAGAAAGAGGCGGCACTAACTTAGACAGGTCATTAGCTCAATTGCAAGGTTCGTTTGAATCATTGCAAGTAGTAATTGGCAATGCTGTAGGGCCAACAGCAGTCTCTGGGGTAAAAATTCTTAAGGATGCGCTTGATGGAGTTTTGTTAATAGTAAAGAATTTATCTAACGAATTTGAATATTTTAGCGGTTTAATTGGTAAAACAGATTTTGGACATGCTATAGTCAATGAACTTAAATTTGCTGCAAAATATTTAGAACAAAATCCAGATTTAATGATGGCATTAAATCCAGGCACAAAAGTTCTAGGACCAGTAGGAGATTTGTTGGGGCCACTAGCCAAACTTGCTCAAAACAAGAAAAAAGAAGATACCAAAACTAATAATAAAACAGACCCGACACAATTACTAAATGAGGCTAATGCTATAGCTAGGAAAAATGCAGAAACAGAATTAGCAAATTTAAGGATTGAAAACGATAAAAAAATTGCTAAATTAAATAAAAATACTGAGCTGCAATTAAAAGATAATCGTTTTCAATATGAACAGCAAATTGCTGATTTTAGAGAATCAACAATACGCCGTATCGCTGATATGGAGCGCACGCTTCAAGACCAGCGCATTAAAGCAAATTTTGATTTGCAGCAATCGCAGTTAAAGCTTGCAGGCAGCAAGCAATTTATTGGGCAAACGCAAGATATATCACGTGCAATAGTTAGCGGTAAAAGCCCTGCTGATATTCAATCATTAGAAACTGCACGCGATAACGCTAAAACTTTAAATGATGCTGCTGTAACTAGAAGACAAATTGAGTTTGATTCAACAATGAAAAAGATTCAATTAGAACGTACATTAACAGATTTCAAGAAAGGCATTGAGCGTGAAATTGGCGAAATGCAAAAAAGTTATGCACGGCAAGTAGATGGAATACTGCGAACAGCAGGCCGTTCATTAGGCGATTTAATCGTAGAAGGAGCTAACAAAGCTAAGGCAATAATGGAAAGCATAAAGCCAACTGTAGGCGCTGGTGATAAAAATGGCCCTTCGGTAAGCAGCGGAATTATTGCGCGTACTGGTAACACTGGTGATAGCACTGGGCCACATCTTGACATTAGATGGGCAGATGGTCGCCCAATAACAAAAGCAGATGCTGATAAATATTTTTCTTTAAATGGAAAATCTCCTAGCAGCTATGGAGTAACCAGTGGCTACGGACCTCGCAGCCTGTTTGGGAGAAGTTTTCACGCAGGAATGGATTTTGGCACACCGTCAGGCACCCCAATTTCTCTTAAAGGAGGAGCGGCATTAACCAAAAATTTAGGTAATACCGGCGCTGGCGGATATGCCGCAGAAATTTCAACGCCGCAAGGCCCAATGCGGATCCTGCATTTATTAGCCAATTCAATAGCTAAAATCCCTGCTGCTGCTAAAACAGGCCCTGCCGTCGCTGCACTACAAGCACCAATAGGCTCACGCGCAATGCAGGTAGATGCTGCAAATAGCATTAAGCCATACTCACCTGCAACAAAAAAATTAGAGCAAGAAACAAAAAAATTGCAGCAATTACAGACACAAAGCGAAATAAACGCAAAACTTACTACAGAAGAAGAAATTAGAAAATCATTAGCAGAAAGCACCAAAACGGTTTTAGAGCAATCAACCGCAAATTTAAACACAGCAATACAAAAAAATCAAATAGACCAAAAAACATTAGATCTAATTGTTAGCGGCACTAACCCAGCTTTGGCAGCGCAATTTGCGCAAAACGAGCAACTTAATGCTCAAAATATGTTGGCGCTTGAGAACCAAACCAAAAAAGTTGGTTTATCAGCGGAAGATCTTAATCTTTTAAATCAACAAATAGCAGCAGGCCCCCAAATATTAGAAAACTTAAACCAGCAAGCTATTAAGCAAAAAGAAATATCAGATGCTACTGCTAGACGCAGTGTTATACCTAATTTTATTGCATCTGCTCAAACACAACTAAAAGATCTTGAATCTGTAGCTGTTCGTGTATCGCAAGGCATCGGCGATGCTGTTGGTAATTCATTAACAAAAGGCGTTCAAGGTTTAATCGAAGGCACAGCAACAGCGCAGCAAGTATTTGCTGATTTCCTTAAAACTGTAGGTGACATCTTAATGCAGGAAGGTGCAAAGATGATTGCTACTTACACTGCAATCGCGATAGCAAAATCACTAGCCGGATTGTTTGGTGGTGGGGCAACTCCTGCTGCTGTTCCTAATGGGACGCTTCCGCAGACAGATATGTTTAAATACGTCAACCTTGACGGATTAAGAGCTGCTGGCGGCCCAGTAAGCAGCAACAGCACCTACATGGTCGGCGAGAAAGGCCCTGAGCTATTTGTTCCATCGGCTGCTGGTACGATCATCCCAGCAGGCCCCACCGCAGGCATCCGCGAGGCAATGGCTAACGGTAATGGCGGCAACGCTACAGCACCCATACTTAATATGAGTTTTGAAACTACAAGGTTTGGCAATACCGATTACGTTAGCCGTGAGCAACTGGAAGCAGCAATGATGCAAACTAGAGCGGAAGCAACAAAAGCCGGTGCTAGGCGTGGCATGACGATGACATTAGATAAACTACAACAATCACCATCCACCCGTAGCAGAGTAGGTTTAGGCTAATGGCTGCGTTCCCTTCTTTTGCGCCAACTAGCCGCAGCTTTACGCCAGGCACTTATCCGCAACGTTCCTATCGTTCATTATCAGGGGTAGTAACCAAACGCACATTTGGTAATGCACCAAGCCAATCAGCACTAGAAATGAATTTTGATAATGTAGCTGATTCAACTGCTACCGCGATCATTAATCATTACCGCAGCCAAACCGCAATTAATAAAAGATTCCAGCTATCTGCAATAACAATGGGCGGCATGGATTCTGGCTTAGTTAACATTGCCGATGGTACGATTGATAATTTACGATTTGAATACAAAGAGCCCCCATCAGTGCAATCAGTAAGGCCAGGCCGTTCAAGTATTAGCGTATCACTAATTGGCGAAATCCGTGATCCAAGGAGTGATGACTGATGGCGCTTGATATCCGCATTGCACAGTTTCTTAAATTACAAGCAGCTAATGGTCAAGAGCATTATTATCAGAATTATTTTGCTAATGAAACCATAAATTATGGCGGCAAATCATATAGCTTTGCACCATTCCGCGCCGAGGGAACAACAGCAGCTTTAAACGGTGATAACAACGTATTGCAAGTATTATTCCCGAATGTAGATTTTGCAGTGCAATTACTTTATAGCAGCAATAGCAACCGCCTATCCGTGATGGAACTTACAACGCAATGGCTAACGGCTGAAAATGCTTATGCCGGAACAGCATTAACAGAATATTATATTGGCATTGGTTCTTCTATTAGCGAAACCACTTTAGAACTAAGGTTTAGAAGTTCAATTGATAGCGTTTCATCCAACTTCCCAAACCGTACATTAACCCGTGAATTGGCTGGTATATTACCATTAGATGCGCAACTGGTTCTGCAATGAACATAACCACCAATGATTTAATCGGTTTGCAGTATGGCTGGGGATATGCACCAGGCGATGGTACGGGCATGACAGACTGCTTTCAGCTTGTATGTGAAATGCGTCGCCGTATGGGAATGAGCGACTATAGCGAGCGGTTTGAATGGGTGTATGACCAATACACAGAAGATACATTCCGCAGACGATTGATACCACGATGGCTATTGCAGCATGGCACTAGACTAGGTGCACCACAAGTTGGGGCCGTATTGTTACTACCAGGACATGCAGGCGCTGCATTAGCAACAGTAGTAACTGATGGTGCGTTATTCCTTGCACCTAGCGGTAATGTAGTGCGAACAAAATGGCCTGTTGATATGGGCTATTGTTTCTGGATGAACTAATGCGTAAATTACTGCCATACGAATACCAGCTAATCGAACAGCTAGGGATTAGCAAAGAAGAATATTTAGAATTTATTGCTGTACAAGCTGCATATAACGACCCCAAAATAGGCACTGTTCTTGATGCGCGTGGTCTTCCTGCTGTTGCCGCTGTTTTAAGTATTGTAGGCCTTATATTTTCAGTTGCCTCAACTTTACTGCGGCCAAAGCCTAAAATTACTACTCCGCAAGGGGTATCAGTTGGCACTCCACCGCCAGGTGCAGCAACTGAAGGTATTGGTGGTCAAGCGCAAACCCGTGAGCAACGCTTCTCACCACGATTTGGTTTCAATGGACAGCAAGATTTAGCAAAATATGGCGATCCAGTAAATTTAATTTATTGCAACACTGACATCAATCCTAAAGGCGCTGTACGTGCCGCCACATCATTAGTGTGGAGCGCTGTACGTAGTTATGGATCATCGCAATTTGTGCAGCTTTTATTAGTATTAGGTGCTGGACGTATTGCAGGCATAAATGCCGATAAGTCAGCATTTGGGCAAGTTGCATTAGAAGATTTAGTAGCACAAAATAAATTCTTTTACCACAACAACCAAGGCACAGGATTTTTAAGCTGGAACGACGAAGAATACGGTCGTGCATCATCAGATCCTACATTTTACGGCAATAGCGGAAATAACCCTTACCGTTTGCAACCATCGTCCGATAATGTACGAGTGGATGGATTTAGTCAGGCATATAGCCCTGGGACTCAAAACGCATTCGGTGTTTATGGTGTTGTACCAATTAATACATTTGTATATCAACGTAACGATACAGGTAACAAGTTATCTGCTGCATTAGGAATATTAAGTAATTATAGCTGGACAGCAGGCCAAGAATTAACAGAAGGCACACCTATCACCTTAACAATAAGAAATACCACAGACAATGTAGATGATGTAAATACACAAGCGCAAGAAACAAGGCGCACATTATCAAGTGTATTTGATGCAAGCGGTATATTTAAATTAGGCTCGGCTGTATTTAAAGTAACCAATATAAATACTGGCTCTCCAGATGAACAAGATATGATAATAAATTTAATTTGCATTGAACGTGGATTTGCGCCTTATGTTGCTTACGAAGATTTAACAGGAGCTAATTCAGGAGCGCAACGCCGTACGCAAATTTTAGATGATCCACAGCGCCAAGAATCTTTAAAGATTTTATATAATTTAGAAGCTGAAGACATGAGAAGCAGGCGCTACTGGACAGGCGCATATGACGAATACGGCAATGGAAATCCAATTTACGCGGCAACTGAATATAGCTACACAGATATTATTAACGGATCAACTTTTGACTTTATAAGTGCAAGAGACGCTAGCGGCAATTATACGGGACGTGGAGTTTACCACGCTGTTTATTATTACACTACTAATGCTGACACTGGCGAAGATTCCGCTTTCATTAGTCATTATCAATTTGTTCGTGACATAACACAAACCGAACAAAATGCTTTTAATTTTGTTAATCAGGCCAATCAAGCAGCCAATGCAGCAGCAGCAGGCGCAGAACAATTTTTTACCAAAGCTTTAGCCCGCGCTGAATCGGCATCATACCGCACTATTCAGCAATGCAATATTGTTGATTTTGCTATTAAAAGCCGCGTCTTCAAGCGTATATCAGGCAGGCAAGAACGCTATGGATCAAGTAATGTAGGCGGTTATCCCATCAGCGATAATGGCAACAAGAATCGCACTGCAATGTTTTTGTTTAAGTATCGTAAAGCTGGAGAAACTGATTTTACCATAGCTCCAGTTATTATTGCAGTGAGTCGTGCTGCTGATATTGATAACTTTAACTATTTAAAATTTGCTAGTACATTGCCAACAGCGCAGTACTGGGAATTTAAATTAGAATCTATTGCAGAATCATTTGCTGAAATCAGAAAATATAAAGAGTTACGCAAAGACAATGGATCTACAGATTTTCTATACTTAGACAATTCACCTAATGCCGTCAGTATTTCTTTGCCTGGTGTGGGTACCTTACAAGCAGCAGGGCGCATTCTCAATAGCCTACAAGGCTTTCCACCATTAAATGAAACTGTAAGCGGCATTTCTGAATGGGACTTATTTAATCTCGATGCTGATAACCAATGCCAGTTCTCGTTTGAAGCAGGCCCTGAATTTGCGCTTACTTGCGTAACAGAACAACAGACACAATCATTTAGTGCATTCCCAAATTTGTACAAAAACCTTAGCATGGTGGGCCTTAATTTATATTCTGGTCGTAATTTACAAGATCTCCGCAGCTTTACGGCATTCGTAACTAAGGGGCGTCTTTCAACCTTGCTAGATGGTGGCGGTGTTGGCTGTGCATGTCATGCGCCAGATATATTTTTAGATACTGTTGTCGATGCAGAAGATGGTATTGGTAAATATGCCAAAATTGAAGGTGTTGGTGTTGCACAGCTAACAAAATCAAAACGGTTTTGCCGTGTAAATAAGTTATTTATGGATGGCATTATTGCTGATACTACTAACTGGCGACAGTTCTGGGTGGATGTTGCACCATTTAGTTTGCTGGAATTTGCACGTATCGGCGGCAGGGAAACATTAATCCCAGCCGTACCATACGATGAAAATACTGGCGCGATGAATCGCATTGTAAATGTAACGGCATTATTTAACCAAGGCAACATAATGGAAGGCAGCTACAAGGAAGAACATCTTGATTATGGCTCTAGCGTTCAAGATTTAATTGCAACCGTTGTATACCGTGGCGCCGATATAAATGGCACATTTTCAGCTAATCGCGCAATAGAAGTAAAGTTAAAAGATACATCAGAAGTTGATGCAGTACGTGAAACTTTCTATGTTGCACAATTTGTTAGCACTAGAGAGCAGGCAATAATCTATGGTAAATTCCTATGTCAGATAAGACGGCATATAAAAGTAGCGATTGAATTTAAGACATTTCCTACCATGGACCCTGTAAGCCCTGGTGCATTTGTTTATGTTGATATTGGGCAGAATAGCTGGGATGGCATTCGTACAGGCATCATTGGCCCTGGCGGTGCATTGAATATCCCATTGGATAATTCGTTGATTGATGGCAGTTATGAATTTTTGCTATACCAATCCGGCAACGGGGTAATTTCAAGAACTGCTACTACTACCGCTAATATTGCTGCGACATTAGCTGACTTAAATGGATACTTATTTGTGCTTGGTCAGAAAACCACTACTAGACGTGTGTTCCGAGTGACAGAGGTGGAGATGGATGAAGAAGGCGAGATCACGGTACGCGGTACAAACTACCCATGCACTAGCGATGGGTTATCAGAAATTGCAAATTTTGACGATGGTATTTTTACTGTGACTGGTGCGCTAGACTAAAAAGACATTGCCGCTTCCATAATATGGCGTTTTATACTGGGCGCTCTGGGGCCTTATTTCTTACAACTGTCGGCACAGGTGACGTAACACCAGTATCAGCCGATCAAGCATTAAAATTACGCGATTGGAGCTTGGAGACCACCTTAGAATTATTG